GATTGCAACTCGTGATAGTGTGCTGATACTTGCTAATGGTGTTGGTGTTGATAGTATCGACTCTCGAGGCTTTCACGTCTCAACTGTCGTATTGGCAGCGCTACCAAGTTCAGACTCAACGGCAGCACTATTTACATTTACCGGAAATGCGGTAATCCATGAGCTTATTTGGGAGGTAACAACTCAGACAGGCGCTGTTGACGATACGATTTGTTTTGTGATTGGCGGGGCTGGCACTTCTATTGTAAGGGTCGATGCTGGTCATGCTGTCAATACTGCTTTAGTTGGGACAATGGGATATGCTGCATCTGGTGCGCTTGGTACAGCAACTACAGTAATCGCAGAGGCTACTTTAACTCCAGTACCAATACATGCAGACTGGGGCATTGTATGTCCAAGCGGAACATATGTTAAGATACGAAGTGCTGAGGTAAATGTTACAGGAGCGCTTCGCGTTACGTGTATATGGGAACCATTTGAAGCCGGTGCAGACGTAGAATAATGAAGCCCTTACTTAACATACTTCTGGCAGTCCTGCTTGTTTGCGGGACTGCCTATGGCGTAGGTTCTGCTGGCACTATTCCTAATGCGGTTGATCGTGTTGAAGAGTCTATCGGTTCTGGTATCTCCGGAAGAGCAGTCACGGCAACCCTGTTCGTGTCTGGCATTGGTAATGACACTGACGGTAGTTCGTGGACTAACGCATTCACCACTATTCAGGGTGCGCTTGATGTTGCTTCAACCAACGTGAATGAATGTACGTGTTTGGCTTGAGATACAGGAATTTTAACAATAGGGGGAGTCGTGATGTCATTATGACCCACACTCCCCACACACATACAGGGAATTTAATGAAATACAAAAGCTTTATGTTGATAGTGGTGATTGTTCTGTTGATCGTTTTTTCATTGATACAGACCACGAGGATAGGCTCACTGAATAAAGAGATTGCAACCAATGCCACTGATTACAATGGTTTGATGATCGCCTATGAGGACGCAATCAATGCAGACGATAACGCTGCTTGTATTGCAACGATGCGTGAAGTCCTGAGAGCATACGACTACGACGAATAACCGACTTGCCGGGTTTGAGGTCGTTGACACTACCTTTGCAGGTCTTCCGGCAACAGACCTCGCCCGGTAAATCTTGTGGGAGATAAATTGATAACAGCGATACTACTGATTATGGCACTTACAGCTATGACACCGGAACAGAAACATGCGATTGCTGAAGAGGAATTTACCAAAGAGCAATTGCTTGAAATGTATCCGCTTGATTACTATCAGCCGAATACTCATTCTATTCCTATCCACATGGACGATAGCGACACTATTATCGTTTATGGTGGCAATAGATCAAGTAAGACTTATTCGACGTGTGCTGAGTTGGTTGGTGCTTCAATGGGTAAGGATGCAAATACGCTTCCCCTGGGTAAACATAAAGCAGGTTATCAATATCGTGTAGGGACTAAGAGGAAACCGCTTCGTATTCGTGTCATCAGCAAAGCGATCTACATCAAAGAGAATATCCAACCAACACTTGAACTGCTATTCCCTCGCGGCAGTATTACAATGGGACGTAAAAATCAGGCTGGTCATTATGAAAGCATGACGGTTAAAGCTCCCGGGTGGTGGGATCGTCAACCGTTCTATGCTGAATGGGATTTCAAAACAATCGATCAGGGTATAGATGTACTCGAGGCTGTTGCTGTTGATGTGGTCTGGAATGATGAGCCTATGCCGTTTAGCTTTTATTCTGCGTCCATTACAAGGATAGGTGCAGATACTATAAATCCTGTACGTATGATGTTCAGTATGACACCACTCGAAGGTGCTAACTGGATGAGCATGGAGTTCTTTGAGGGTGAACAGATAAAGCAGGATATTGGTTATCATGTACTAAGTATCTGGAATAACTGTAAATGCCTGACACCAGAACTACATGATCGCAATCCAGAACCCGGCAGGATGTACGACAATGATGGATACTGTTGCTGTAATCGTGGACATTTACACAAGAACGTCATTGACAAAACGCTTAAGCGGATACGCGATCCACTTGAATATGAAGCTCGCGTGAGCGGTAAACCAATGTTTACATATCGATCTATTTTCCCGGACTTCAAGCGTAGTGATAAAAACGGCAATCCTATTCATGTTATTGATCCTGGCGCTATGGGGAACGGATGGGTTGATAAATTCAGACCAGCAAGGGGAACGATTTATGTTGTGATGGATCCACACGAGGCGCGTCCTGACTTCATACAATTTTGGGTTGTTGATCCGTATGGAATGTTTTACTTGATCGATGAATATCCAAACTATTACTATGGCAAATTCAAGGGTCAGCACTATGAGAACATTAGACATACACCGTTTACACCTATAGAAACCGCTCGATTAATTATAAATACGTGCAACAATAGAATAAAGTTACCAACCGCACAGTGCATTATCGATCCGCACTTTTCGGAAAAAACATATAATCCTCGTGCCTTAGACGCTGATAAAAGAACAGTTATTCAGGTGATAAATGAAGGTATTTTTAGTGTAGATAATGACTTTCCGCAATTTAGAATTGCTACAGTACATAGAGATAGTGAGGGGGAGATACATGGTGGACTGAAGGCGTTACGTGAACTGCTGTACTATGATCCGGATAAGCCTTTTGTTATAGGAAATCTGCCACATATCCAACTTTCTAAGTATTGCGAAAACACGATACAATCATTTCTTAATCATCGTAGAGAAAAGCCGTCAGATAAAGATGGTGCATTGCCTTACGGAAAGCGATACGAGGAAAGGTATAAACACGGGATTGATGGCGCTCGATATTTCATAAGCTCTAACCCGGTACACATACTTGAGGATCGCTATGATTATGACAATGTTGATGAACCTCCTTCAACGTGGGCGGTATAATGTATGGAATGAGTAAACCTGCACAGGGCGTAAAGCTGTATGACGATGGCGGAATGGGGTATAATCCTAATCGTGAGTCGGGTACTTACAATACTGATGAGCGAAAGACGGTAGAGAAGGTTCTGCGTTTATGGGATTATGGTAATCGTGAGTATGCACAGTTCTTCTCAAGGCAAGAACAAGTTATAGACTTTCTTGCAGACAGGCAATGGACTGATGAGGAATTAAAGTATTTCAGCAGACAGAGACGGGCTCCATTAACTATAAATATTATGCGCACTTACGCAATGCAGGTTATGGGAATGCAGAGATTAACCCGTTCTGATGTGAAGGTTGACCCTGTTGATCAGAATACTGATCCGGAACTTGCCGACATAGCCAGTAAACTTATTAAGCATGTTAATCACGAAAATCGCAAAGAGCGTATAAATTCAAGGATATTTAACGATGGATTGTGCGGAAAAGGTGACTGGTATATATATGAAGATTTTATGGAAGATCCGCTTGGTCGTGTAGTTATAGAGCGCATGAATCCATTTGCAACGGTTCACGATCCAGACTTTATTGATCCAAGAATGAAAGACTGTAAATGGCAAAATGTAACAAAGTATTTCACAGCTAAGGAACTGAAGGATCGGTTCCCGAAAGCTATTGGGAATTTAGACTTTAACAAACAGGACATAGATGACTGGTGGCAGGATTTAACCGGCGTATTGCCTTCATACATTGGCAAACAGGAGACGCTTGTTGATTTTAAGAATGGTACTTATGCCGTAAATACTTTGTTTGAAAGAATATTCAAGCAACAGTTGTATATGATTAGAAACAATGGTGAAATGGTCGGGGAGTTTCCTCTCGGTCGAGACAAGGTTAATCGATTTCACGAGCTTTATCCTGATATATATATCATTGGCAAGCAAAAGCAGTATATGAAAAGAAGTACTGTACTGCCATATCACTACACCGTACTCGAAGAAGATATTAAGCCATATAGTTGTTATCCGGTTATTCCATTTGTTTCATTGCGTCAAGGTCAGAGAATACCCGGCTGTACGTCTTACAATTACAGCATGATTGGACTGCAGCGTGAAGTTAACATGAGACATTCTAATCAAATGGACGCGGTTGTTATGTCGTTACGTGGTGGGTTTTGGATACCTGAAGATGGTGGTAAGGGCAAGATACTACTGAAGCGGATTAATAAAGATGGTCATAAGATTGGTCAATCCTATGTAATTGGTAATGGTGGTGAGCCTAAGCCGATTATGAGTGCGAATATTCTTGGCAATCTACATCATCTTGAAGAGGGCGCGGTACAATATTTTGAACTCGTAACCGGATTGTCTGTTCAGGCGTTTGGTGGTAATGATCAATCGGGCGAGTCTGGTGTACATCGTCAGCAACGCAGGGAAGAGACTCAGACAACGCTATACCCGATACTTGATGACTTTAATGAAGTTGAAGCTTATGTTGATGAAGCTACGCTTGAACGTAAGGTTAGTCAACTGACTATTCCAACAGCTATAAGGATCGTTGGTGATGACGGTACTACTCCTGAGTTTATGCAGTTGACGGCTGAAATGATAGAGAATTTGAAGAGTGTGCAGAGGTTTGATATTAGGATTGACGAGGGGCCGTTCAACATTACACAGAAGCAAACAGAGCTTGAAGAACAGATAATGCTTGACGATATAACAGCGAATACACATGCTGGTATGGCATCGTCACTGATAGCTCCTGGAGATAAATACAAGAAGTCTAACCTTCCTGATGGTCGTGATATTGGTGACGCTATGAACGCTCGTCATATTGTGCTGTTAGGTGGTGAAGGTGAAGAAAATGCAAGTACAAACGATAATCAGACGGCTTAGTTACAGGTCTGTAGCCCTTAACCGGATTACTACGCTGTGCCAGTAACGTTGTCTATTTATAAACACATAAACCAAACAGGGTACTTTTGTTCAGGGAAGCCCTCAAGGGTTACTTCCCGCAGGACGAGAGCCTGAAAGGATGAACCATCATGGGAACAGATGTAAACGTTACCAAAGAACGTCTTGCAGAAATGCAAGAGTGTGATGTCGCTGAAATTACTGATGACATACTTGATGAGTACAACACTGAAGCAACACGAGACCTTGAAGCTATTAATGCTGAAGGCGGTGAATTGCCGGATGATTTCAAGACAAAGGTTGATCCAGAACCCAAGCCAGACCCTGATCCCGTACTTGATCCAGAGCCTAAGCCTGATCCGGAACCAGACCCTGTTCTTGAATTGCCGGACGAGTTCAAAGAACGCTATGTACTGAAAGATGACTTTATCAAAGGCGATCCTGTCGGAGATAAAGAGCATCCGCTTCATCAAATGGCGGTCGATAACTCAATCGCAACTCACGAGGCTATAAGTGGAAGGCGCACGGCAGAAGCGGAAGTAGAGAAACTGAAGGCTGCGTTAGCCATTGCCGAGGATACTGAAGGTTCGGTAAATAATCCGGCAGAAGGTATCTTTGGCAACATGACGCTTGAGGAAGCTCGTGATGAAGGTAAGGAGCATGTGTGGCATGATAATCGTGATAATTACCGGGCTGTTCAGTCAGAGAAAAAGCGCCTTAAACAAGATCAAGAGGTTGCTAACGTTGAACGGGAGAAAAGGAGTACTGCGTTCTTTGAAGCAAATCCAGAACTAAAGAAGGATGAGTTTATGGAACGCCACTCTGGACACAGCTTCGATCAGTGTAAGATACTCGACAAGGTTGATGCTGGTGGTGGTATTGATGCAATGCTTGAAGTTGCTCGTAAAGCCGGCTTTGATGAAGGCGTTACAAAGGGCAATACTGAAACATTGTCTGCCATAACCAAGAACGCATCAAAGACGTTACCGATTAAAGCCGAAGATGGTCAGACTAAAAACACATCCGGTGATGAAAAGTTTGTGCTCAAGAGTGCGGATGAGGTCGGTAAGATGACTGAAGCTGAATGGGATGAGTACGACAAGGCACTCAGGCAAGCAGAAGATAAAGGTGATGTCAGTAAGATAGGCGGTTATTAAGTAAACCGGAATTAGGGAATGGTTCTCTATCCGGTTAAATTCGATAATTCTTAAATAAGGATAGAGGAAATGGGAAGATTAATGACCTCAACCGACCGTGCAAATGTGATTGTTTACAGTCGCAGGATACAGGAACGGATGAGAAACTTATACCTGTTTTCACGTTTCACGCATACAACCAGTCCACAGACTGAGGCACAGGCTGCTCGTAAGATGTGGCCCAAAGGTAATGCCAACGCGATTATCAATGTTATTCCTTCGGCGTTTGCCGGTGCTGGTGACGGCACAAGCAAGGGCGGAGGAGAGCATCTTCGTATTCCTATGGAAGATGAAGTTTATGGTAATCCCCAGCTTGGTGATCACCTGGTCAAAGGCACTGGTCAAGCTGCCGAGATGCGATACGCTGATGTTTATGTGCATCGTTTCCGTAAGGAAAAACTCGTGCAGTTGGGTAAGAAATCCATGCAGTTACTTGGTGCATGGGGACTTGAACTTGCCAAGAAAGCCGGCCCGCAGATAACGGACTGGCACATGCGTTTTGAAGCGTCAAGAGGTATTCACCACGCTATAATTCGTGGTCAATCATGGCACATACTCGAACCTGTAGCAAGGGATGGATTGGGTGTTGACGGAAAGATACATCCTAATCTGTATTGCGCTGGTGTAACATCGGACGGTACTTTCAATAGTAACTATCCGACATGGAGCGCAACTCCTGCAACCTACGAGGCTGCTGCTGCAAAGCATGTATTTGCCGTTTCTGGTGGTGCGTCAGAACATCAAATGTCAGCCAGTTTACTTCGTTCCCTTGAAAAACAGGCAATGAGGAAACGGTTGAAGAAAGTCAACTTCGGCGGTGTGCAGGCTTATGTAATGGTATTGCATCCCGATCAGTATCAGCAGTTACTCGAAGATGCTGAATTTGTCAATTCTCTACAGAATTGGGCAAGAACAGATCAAGCGAAGATATTTACCGAGAGTGCAGAAGCGTACTATTCGGGCTTTGTTATCTTCCGCTCTGGTTATGGTCAAGGTGGCGGAAGTTTGATTTATCCTCATTACCTTGCTAATAATACCGGACTCGCATACGAGGGTACTACGATTGACAATGCTGACAAGCTCTACTTTGGGCCGGTTGAGACAATCGCTACTACTCCGTATGTCGGAGAGAAAGAGCCAACTAAGACTGCTAACATTGACAGTGATACGATTGCACAGACCGCGCTTCGACATCTGCGTTGTGGTATGATACTCGGTGCAGAGGCGTTGAGTGGTGTTATGGTAGAACGTCCATCAATCTTGAAAGAGATGGATGACTACGAGAACAAGAAATCAATCGCCATTGATGCTACATGGGGATATGGTCGTCCTGACTTCAATAAGTACTCCGCATTTACTGAAGTTGACGGGACTGTAACAGAGACCATTTCCGGTGTAGAAAATACAGGAAGTATCCTGTTTGTAACATATTCACCTGACGGGCTGCTCGCAGCTTAAACGATAAGGAGATAGACTATGCCCATAGCGTATAGTGACCTACCCGCAACTGGCGGATTT